CAGGCGGCGGCAGCGATGCCGCCGCCAGGGCAGCGCCCGCCGATGGGGCCGCAGGCACCGCAGATGTCGGCGATGCAGCAGCGTCAGCAGCCCATGAGGCAGCAGCCCATGAGGCAGCAGGCGATGGTGCGGCAGTTGCGCGGCCAGCCCTACGGCCAGAGTTTCGACAGCAGCGGCGGGTAATTCCCCGTAACGAAATGGCAACGGCGCTGCCCCCTGGCTGGGTGATCACTCCCCTGGTCGAGACCGTTCCCAACCCCAATGTTGGGACCCCGGCCGCAGGGCCGTACTTCGTTCGCCAGACCTATGTCTGCCGGGACGCAGCCGGGGGCTACGTCTGCGCTTCCGGTGCCCTGGAGGACTGCCAGTCCCAGGCGCAGGCGATGGCCCAGGCTCGCACCCAGCAGCAGCCGTACTACGTCACGACGCCATGAGTCTCGTCCCCTACCAGGGTCCTCGCAGCACGACGCCCCGTCGGTCGAGCGCCACGCAGAACCATTCGGCCTTCCCCTTCAGTGCGCCGATGCGCGGCATCGACGTGAGCCAGCCGCTGCCCGGTGGCGACCCGATGACGGCCATCCGCATGGAGAACCTGATTCCCCGGGTCCTGGGCAACCAGATGCGGCGGGGCTACTTCCGGTGGACCAGCAACCTCGACGGCGAGGTGCGCTCGCTCATGCGCTACCTGCCTGGGACCGGGGCGAACAAGCTCCTGGCTGCAACCTCGTCGGGCAAGATTTACGACGTGACCACCGCCACGGCCTCGGGCGTCACCCCGGTGCCGGTGCTGACCGTCGTCGCGGGTGCCCCGGTCGGGGAGTGGACCAGCCTCAACTACACCAGCGCAGCCGGTGTCCACCTCCTGCTGATGGTGTGCCCTGGGGCTGGCTACTGGATTTACGACGGCACGACGTTTACACAGATCACGGCGGGGGCCGGGGCCAACCAGATCGCGGGCGTCAACCCCAACAACTTCAGCTTCGTCACCGTCTACAAGAACCGGGTCTGGTTCATCGAGAACGGCACCACCAATGCGTGGTATCTCGGGTTCGGTGTCTACGCCGGGACCGCCACCAAGTTCGATTTCGGGCCGATGCTGCCCAACGGCGGCTCGCTCCAGGGGCTGATCAACTGGACCTACGACGGCTCCTCGGGCGTGGGCATCAACAACCAGTTGGTGATCGTGGCGAGCCAGGGCGACGTGCTGGTCTACGGTGGCGATGATCCGGCCGTGGTAGGGGAATTCGTCGTCCAGGGCCGCTGGTTCATCGGACGTGTACCTGTGGGCTACAGGTTCTTCTCCAACTACCAGCAGGACGTGATCATCCTCTCGGAGCGGGGCATGGTCTTCATGACCGAGCTTATGCGCGGCCAGGGCTTCTACCAGAACGTGCAGATCGCCCAGGCCATCAACTCGGCTCTGGCGGCCCAGGTCGCGGCTGCGCTCGATGCCCGCTACTGGGAGGTGCGCTTCCTGCCCAACGACCAGTTGCTGGTGATCAACCGGGCCGAGACCACCACCGAGAACCTGCAGTGGGCTTACGAGGTCAACAACAAGGCGTTCACGATGCTGCGCGGCATCCCGATGCTGACCGTCGACACCTTCAACGGCAAGGGCTTCTCGGGCGACCTGTCGGGCAACGTCTGGCAAGTCCTGCAGGGCGGCTCCGACGGTCAGGTCGATGCCGTTCCCGGGACCGACCTCCAGGGCATCGTGGTGACGGCCTTCCAGCCGCTGGGCGAGGCGATCCGGGTTAAGCGGTTCCTGATGGTGCGGCCGAGCTTCATCAGCGATACGCCCCCGGGCATCCAGGCCGGGCTGAACAGTGAGTGGAATGTCGGTGCCCCGACCCTGGCTCCTGCCTACCTCGGGGCGGGCTCTAGCGCCTGGGACGTGGGGCTCTGGGACGTGGCGATCTGGTCGGGCGAGGGCCAGTCCTACGAAGCCTGGGTTGGAGCCTCGGGCTCTGGCCGGTACGGCTCGCTGGCGCTGAAGGTCCGCGCCTCGGCCGACACCATCTTCGTCGGCTGGCAGGCGCTGGTCGAGCAGGGAGGGGTCCTGTGATCGCCACCCAGCCCCAGGACGCCCTGGCCCACTGGCTCTGCACGAGGATCGGCCTCGTGCCCAGCTACAACCTGCGCTGCATCGGCTCGGTGTCCGACCGTGACCCGGAGCATCTGCGCGGGGTGGTCGGCTACGACTCGTACAACGAGGCTAGCTGCATCATGCACATGGCAGGCGAGCCCGGCTGGATCGACAAGCGGATGCTGCACGCAGCCTTCGACTATCCGTTCAACGTCATGGGCTGCAATCAGGTCCTGGCCTTCGTCCCCAGCGACAATGTCGTCGCCTTGGACATCGACCGCCGCCTGGGCTTCAAGCTGGTGGTCGAGCTTGACGGGGCGCACCCCGACGGATCGTTGTTCCTCATGCGGATGCGCCGCGAGGAATGCAAGTGGCTCGCGCCACGGAGGACCCACTGATGGGCAAGAAGTCAGGACCCCCGCCGCCGCCCGACTACTCGGCGATGGCCGAGAAGACGGCCGCCTCGTCGCAGGAAGCGCAGACCCGTGCCGACTGGACGAACCGGCCCGATCAGGTCACGCCCTGGGGCACCCAGTCCTGGGCGTCGAACGAGTCGGTCGACCCGTCCACCGGCCAGAAGGTCACCAAGTGGACCCAGAACACCACCCTGGACCCAAAGCTCCAGGCTGCACTCGATCAGCAGCAGCAGATCGACATGAGCAAGTCGGAGCTTGCCGGTCAGCAGATCGGCCGGGCTCAGGACGCTCTCTCCAACCCCTTCGACTGGCAGAACCTGCAGCAGATGGGCGGCCCGGTCGGTGCCCAGAACACCAACGCAGGCATGTTCCAGACCCGGGGCGCGGGCCGGGGCATCCTGGGCGGCTTCGACCAGGGCGGTCAGGTCGAGCAGGCCGGTGGAGACCTGGGACGCCAGCGCACCGAGCAGGCGCTCATGGCGCGGATGCAGCCGCAGAACGAGCAGGCGCAGTCGGCCCTGGAGGGCAAGCTCGCCAACATGGGGCTGACCCGGGGCAGCGAGGGGTGGAACCGGGAGATGCAGAACCTCTCGGACAACCAGTCGCGCCAAGCCTTCGACGCCATGCAGACGGCTGGGGCCGAGCAGCAGCGCAACTACGGCATGTCCCTGCAGGGCCAGCAGCAGCAGTTCGCCCAGAACCAAGCCCAGGCGCAGTTCGGCAACCAAGCCCAGCAGCAGGGCTACGGCCAGCGGCTGGGCCAGAACCAGCAGAACTTCGGGATGATGCAGGGGGCCAACGCCCAGAACTTCCAGCAGCAGATGGCGGCGAGCCAGTACCAGAACCAGCTACGCCAGCAGCAGATCGCCGAGCAGCAGATGCAGCGGTCGATGCCGCTCAACGAGATGAATGCCCTGCTCTCGGGAGCCCAGGTCTCCATGCCCAACATGCCCGGCTTCAACGCCAGCACGTCGGCCGGGGGCGCAAACTACTCGGGTGCCGCGAAGGACCAGTACGGTGCTTCGATGGACGCCTACAACGCCAAGCAGCAGCAGGGCCAGTCCCTGATGTCGGGTCTCGGCTCGGTGGCGGGCATGGCCGCCATGTTCATGTAAGGAGAACGAGATGCCCGACGCACCCTTCGGCCCCCAGATCGGGATGCCCGCCATGAACCCCATGAGCCCCGACAACCAGGGGCTGATGATGAACTACCTGATGCAGCAGGGCGGGGCCGCCCAGCAGCAGCAGGAGATCGCACGCAAGCAGGCGCTGCTGACCCAGTTGCGGAGCGACACCGCCCTGCCCGGGATGATCCAGGGCGGCGGTGCCAGGACCGTCAAGGCGGCCCACCCGCTCTCGGCCATCGCCGACATCGGTGGCAAGCTCATCGGCGGCTACAAGCAGAAGAAGCTGGACGAGCAGGCGAGCAACATCGCGGGCCAGTCGCGCTCGGACCTCGCCGAATTGGTCGAGCAGCAGCGGCTCGCCAAGCAGAAGGCGCTGCCGCTGGAGCAGCGTGCGGGCTACCAGCCGCCCCAGGCAACGCTGCCCGGTGCCGACAGCTACACCGAGTAGGAGCCCATCGTGCAGATGTACGAGGACGCCATCGACTCGATCCTCGGGGACCTCATGCCCCCGCCGGGCAGTCCTGCCGCTGCGCGTGTAAACGCCCTGCGAGGCGGCCCGAGCTTCGCCGACATGAGCCAGCCGCCCCCCGGGATGCCGCCCCCGCAGCCCAAGCCGCCGCCACCCCAGGCGGCGATGCCCCCTGGCGGGGCCGCAGGAGGGCCAGCAAGCGCCCCGCAGGGTCCGGTGCCACCTACCCCTCAACCGCCGCCTCCAGGCGCTGCTACGGCCCCTGGCGGCCCGCCGTCGGCCCTTCCCCAGGCCACCGGCCGGATGCCGCCGCCGCAACCCAAGCCGCCGATGCCGGGGACGATGCCGACGAGCCCGACCCAGATCGGCGGGGCCGAGTCGCTCCTCCCGGTGCCCACCCAGGACCCGCTGCTGGCCCAGGCCGACGACCTCTACGCCCGCCACAAGGCGGCCCTGCAGGAGCAGTCGGACGCCTACAAGCAGCCTGACCGCAAGGCCATGACCGAGGCATACGGGAAGCGGGCCGCTGCAGGCGACGACCAGATGCTGCTGGCGATGGCCGCCCAGCAGGCCGGGCCGAGCTTCGCGCCGATGCAGGCGCACTTCCTCAAGCAGTCCGCTGCCGCCCAGGAGCCGATGAAGATGGCCGGGGGGACGATGACCCCGCAGGGATTCGTTGAAGACCCGGGCTACCAGACCGAGCTTGCGGCCAAGCGCAGCGATGCCAAGGTCAAGGCCATCGAGTCGGCCCTGCAGCAGAACCTGACGGCCCAGGAGCGCCGCCGCCTGGAGGTGGTCCAGGCGCAGGAGAAGGCACGCCACGAGCAGGTGCTGCTGGCCCTCGGGGCGATGCGCGCCAACGGCTCGGGCAGCGACGTGGCCGGTGGCGGCGAGGTCGGCACGACGCCCCAGGGAGCCCCGGTCTTCAGGACCAAGAACGGCTCGCTGATCACCTACGAGGCAGGCCAGCCCCGGCCGTACACGGGCGACATCGGCAGCAAGCGGGAGGGCGAGGGCCACGCAGCAGCCGACGAGCGGCTGGCCGCAGGCTTCCACCAGCGGATGGTCACGGTCGCGCCGATGATCGACGCCCTGGAAGCCAAGGGCAAGATGAACGCGACGACCCAGAACCTGAGCCACGTCCCCCTCGCTGGCGACTACCTCCGCACGCTCGCATCCAGCCCGGATCAGCAGCAGTACTACCGGGCGGCGATGGACTGGATCAGGGCCAAGCTCCGCAAGGAGTCGGGTGCCGTAATCGGCGAGAAGGAAGCCGCCGACGAATTCGCCACCTACTTCCCGATGCCCGGCGAGGGACCCGAGGTCGCAGCGTTGAAACGCCAAGCCCGGCGCACGGCCGAGAGCGCCATGATGACGGCAGCGGGCCGCGCCAGCGACAAGGCCGGGGCGATGCCTGGGGTAGCGCCGCCCCCGGCCGGGAGCGACTCGCACCCTGAGGGCTCGACCGCCACCGGCCCTGGCGGGCAGAAGATGGTCAAGCGTGGCGGGGTCTGGGTGCCGCTATGAACGTCGTAGACCAGACCCCAGGCGGCCTGCCCCCAGGCTTCGTTGTCGACCCCCAGCCCACCCTGCCGCCGGGGTTCAAGGTCGACCAGGGCGAGCCCGACAGCAAGCTGTCCCGGTTCGCCACCGGCCTGATGGACCCGGTGATCGGCGCGGCCCAGATCGCTGAGAAGACCGGGGCTCCAAGGCTCCTGCGGAAGGCACTGTCGCATGTCGCCCCCAGCATCTGGGTGCCCGAGTCGGACACCTCGATGGAGGACGTGGTCCGCGAGCGGGACAAGAACTACAAGGCACCCGAGGGCGTCGACTGGATGCGGATGGCGGGCAACGTCGCCAACCCCGTCAACTACGCCGCCCCCGGTGCCAGCGCCGCACGCCTGGGTGCGCTCTCGGGCGTCCTCACCCCGACCCAGGCCGACGACGACCTGACGACGTTCGCCGCCAAGAAGCTCGGGCAGGCCGGTCTGGGTGCCGTGGCCGGTCGGGTTCTCGGCGGCAAGTCCACGCCCGAGGGCAAGGCGCTGACCGAGCAGGGCGTGCATCTGACGCCTGGGCAGGCCACCGGCCCCGCCAGCGTCCTCAACGATGTCGAGCAGAAGCTCACCAGCCTGCCGTTCACGGGCAAGGTCATCGAGCAGGGCCGCCGCAAGGCCGCCGAGGATGTCCAGGGTCTGGTGACCCAGCGAGCCACCGGCATCCCGGGGCTGACCGACGTGCGGAAGGCCAACACCGCCGTCGGGTCCCTGTTCGACCAGTCGGTGCCGCACCTGAAGCCCAACATCGAGGGCTTCGACGGCGCGGTCAACGCCCTGGCCGCCGCCCTGAAGAACCCCGAGCTTACGGCCGAGAACCAGAAGGTGCTGACGGGCATCGTCAACAAGCACTTCGACAACTACGCCTCGCTCTCGGGCGAGGGCTTGAAGAAGCTCGACTCCCAGCTTGGCTACCTCGCCCGCTCCTACTCCGGTCGCACCGCGAGCCCGCAGGACAAGGTGCTGGCCGAGGAGATCACCAACGTGATGATGGGCTTGCGCCAGGGGCTGGAGCAGGGTGTGACGCCCGAGGTTGCATCGATGCTGCGGCAGGCCAACCGGGGCTACCGGGGCATGATCCCGATCAACAAGGCCGCCAGCGCACGGGTCGATGAGCTTGCCACGCCCCGGGCGCTGCAGAAGGCGCTCGCGCAGCAGGCCAAGACCGATGTCACCCGGATGGCTCCCGACTCGCTGCTCGACCCTGCGGTCAGCGCCCTGTCCAAGGGAATCGTCCCCGACTCGGGCACCGCTGGCCGGTCGCCTGGGCTGTTCAAGACCCTGGTCGGGGCGGCCGGGTACCTCCCGGCGAAGGCCATCTACTCCCCGTGGGGCAAGGCGCTGCTGACCCACACGGGCACCGGCAAGACGGCGACCTCCCAGGCTATCCTGGCGGCGCTGCGTGGCTACGGCAACCAGCCCGAGGAAGACCAAAATGCCCCGTAACGTATCCGGCACCTACACCCTCCCCCTGCCGCCTGTCGTCCCCAATACCGTCATCCAGGCGGCCTGGGCGAACACGACCACCGACGACATCGCCCAGGGCATCACCGACTCGCTCGACCGCCAGGGCCGGGGCGGCATGATCGCCCCCTTCCGGCTGGTCGACGGCTCCATCGCCAGCCCGGCCCTGTCCTTCAACGCCGAGACCGGCACGGGTCTCTCGCGCCAGTCGGCCGGGGTGCTGGCGGTCTCGATCATGGGGAGCAAGGTCGGCCAGTTCGCAGCCGGGGGCTTCACGGGCAACCTTGCCGGGCCGCTCACCATCTCGGGGGTCATCAACTTCGCGGCCAGCGCCGCGCTCGCGCTCGACCCCGGCACGGTGGCGCTGCCCAGCCTGTACTGGACCGGCGACAACAACACCGGGCTCTACGCCCCCTCCGCAGGCTCCATCGGCTTCACGGCTGGCAGCACCCAGAAGATGGTGATCGTCAACGCCAACGTGCAGGTCAAGGCCAGCACGATTGCCAACTCGCCGTCGATGGTCCTGGCCGCAGGCACCAACGCAGGCGGCCACGGCTACGCCCTCGACATCCTGGGCTCGGGAGTCGCCACCGACCCGGTGCGCGTCCGCTGGCTGAACAACGGCTACAGCATCGAGCGGTTCACGATTGCCGTCGACTCGGCGGGGGCGGTCCTCACCACTCCCGGCGCACTGCCCATCACGGTCCAGACGAACAACACCACCCGGCTGGTGATCGACGCCTCGGGCAACGCCCGCTTCACCGGGCCGTTCGTGACCGCCTTCAACTTCTGGATCGGCGAGACCACCGCAGCCGCAGGCACCGTCGGGGTCTCGGGCAGCCTGGGAGCCTCAACCGTCTACTGGGGCAACACCTCCGCAGGCGCAGGGGCACTGGACCTCTACACGGGCGGCGGCCCTGCGCTCCACCTGCTGCGAGTCGCCAGCGCCGTCAACTACTTCGAGATGGTGCAAGCCGCTGCCGCTGGGCAACTTACCCTCGCATCCGTCGGGGCCGATGCCAGCGTCAGCATGAATTTCATGACGAAGGGCACGGGGACCATCGGCTTCTGGGGCCAGTACGGTGCGGCCACGCCCCAGTTCGTCATCCAGCCCACGGCGGGGGCCACACGCTACATCGTCACATCCGGTCAGGTAGGGGTCGCCCCGACCCTCTCCGACTCGGGGGCCGTCGGTATCCGCTTCCCCAACTGCGGCATCAGCGTGGTCGGCGGGGGACGCCCGTGGGGTACGGGCAGCATCGGCGAATCCCAGGGCTACATCTACAACACCGCCCTCGGCCTGTGCAACATGACGGGCTCAGCGAACAACCGCATCCATGAGTGGTACAAGGACGCGACTGCCCTCTACGGCCTGTGGATCAGCGACAACGGCGGGGCCGCAGCGCAGTGGATGAAGGTGACCGGAGGGCAGGCCGCAACCACCACGGTCATCGACTTCAACGTCGGCGGGCCGATGAACATCAGTGCCAGCAGCGGCGTGCTGGTCACGGCCCTCAACAGCACCCAGGGCATCGGCATTACCGACGCAGGCGGTACGGGCGCGCACATCAGGATGACGAGCAGCGCAATGACTGCTCCCAAGAAATACCTCCGGGTTGTCAGCAACGCATGGGAGGTGGTCAACGACGGCTACACGGCTGTGCTGTTCTCGGTCAACGAGAGCGGTGCGCTTACCGGCCTGGGTGGTCGGCCCATCGCCTGGAACACCAGAACACTCAGCAGCCTGACGGGGGCCGTCAGCATCGGCGATGCCGGTGGCAACTACATCGACCAGTTCGTCGTCATGACTGCCAACATGACGGTGGTCAGTGGCACCCAGGGTGCGGTCTGCTACGTCACCAACACCTCGGGGTCGAACAAGACCCTTACAGCCTCGGGCATCACGATCTGCCTGTCGGGCAACACCGCCGCCATCACCGTCATCACCATCCCCACCCGCAGCATGTGTATCCTGACATGGCTCAACCCGACCTTCGTCATGGGCATGGGCGTGGGCTGCACCGGAGCTTGACATGGCCGACATCTTCACCAGAACCAACGACGAGCGGGAGAAGGCTGCAGGCTCCAAGGAGCCCGACCCCAAGCCGGTGCCCAAGCCGGTCAAGCCGCCGGTCGACTTCTTCAAGGCCGGGCCGCCGGTCGACCCCGAGGTCGCAGCCGCCAGGGCGGCCGCCCGGCTGCGGCTCCTGCGGAG